ACTGATGGTTTAGTCAACCATTTTAATTCAACCATAATTTCTTTGAGTTGATCTTCAGTATAGAAGTTATCGATAACAACTGCGTCTATACCATCAGCAATATAATTAAATTCCATTAAAATGCGCCAAGTAGAATTGTTTCTTCATTAATACGACCATTTGGTTGAGATGGTTTTGTCTTTAAAGTTTTCAAAGCATTTGTCAAAGCACGTTTACCCATAGATAAGCCTTTGAAGAATTCCTCTGGCTTACGTAGTGTGAATGCTTTGGATTCTTTAATATCAAAGCCAATGATAGTAGTTCCTTTAACTGAAACAGTACCATTCTCTGCACGATAAACACCTACACGACGATACTTCGTATTATAGAACCAAACCTCACTAGAACCAATTATACCTGTTGGGTTGATAGATTTCAAATTTAATTCTGCAAATTCGCGTAGGAATTTCATCTTAGCAACAATCTTGGTTGGAGAAACCTCTTTACGTTTACGTGGAGCACGATTTGCTTTTGCAGTCTGAACCATTTGGTTACAGTCAGCAATAATTGTTTGAACAAACTCAAGAAACTTCTTCAACTCTCGTTTGGTAAAGTGCGAATAACCTTCTACAAGTTGCGCATCATCGCCAGCAATGGCTTGCTCAATTTCTTCGGCAGTGCTAACAAACAACTCTCCAATGCGTTTAGCAATTGGTCCTGCAACTTGATTCGCCAATAGGTAATTCTTTGTTGAGAAGTCAGACTTGCATCCACCAAGAACAAAGTCGTCAATCGCACCTTCAATTTCACCAGCCAAGTCATGGGCTTTCTCTTCCATTCTTTGTTGAATTGAAATTACATTAGATGGCGCTGATTCTTTTGCAGCGGCAGCATCTTTCTTATCTTGTTTATCTTGAGATTTTTGACGGACTTTAATTTGAGAAATAAGTTTCTCAACACCTTCATTATAATGTTTAATTTCGTTCTCTTGTAGTTCTGAACCAAGATCGATTAATCGAGCAAGTATGCCTGGAGTACGAAAATGGTATTCGTCAACCTTAAGAAGTTCTACCGCTACTTTCTTATCAATCTTAGCGTAGTGGCTGATGAACCATTTCTTCTTATCTTTATCATCAGTGTTTGAATTATAATAGTTCAGTGAATGCAGCAAGTCACGCATATAATTATCTTGTGAGAGTACTCGCTCGTCACCTTTCATGAACGCTTCTGCTTTCGCAGTTGCTGCCCTACGTTTTGCTGTATTCACTGCCATGATATATTCCTATTATTTTGAAGAGAAAGAAAGACCTTGACCACTAACTACCGCACCAAGAATCAACGCTGCAGCCCAAGTATCAAAACCTAGTACAATGTTAAGCGATGGGAATAATGTATTCAGTGCCCAAATTGTGGCACATGGTCCAATAATAACCATGAATACAGCAAACGCCAAAAACAAAATCAATTTAATCATAATGTAAACTCCAATTTAGTTACTGAATCCCAGCGGAAAGATCTCCACTCGGCTTTTTCTGTGTCAAATACCCTAACTGCTGATCCATCTCCATTTTTAACAACCTCGCTATCTGATGCTTGCGACTTAGGCTGTTTCTCTGCTGGGATTTTACTTTCAACGAGGGTGCATCGCATTGCTCGCTCAGTACCATCTTTTTTGGTGAAAGTAATGCACAGATCTTTTGTTGATTTGTCATGTAAGAGTCCTAGAGTATAAGTTTTAAAATCTTCGAATTCTTTATCCGTTTTGAACACTGTTTGCATTATCAAGTTCCCTCTTCATATCATTAATCATAGGACCAAAGAAAGCAAAAAATTCTTTAGTCTCGTAAAAAGTAGTGTAACCAGTATTAGTGATTTCCTTACCATTCTCATCAACCAACTTCTGTGCGATTGTCAGTTCAATTAAATCATACGTATGGGTTTTAACTTTAATTCTTCGAGTTAAACCTTCACGCACTAATTCATATTCATAATCCATCTTGCATGACCTTTCTGTGTTTTGGTTGACGAACATACTTGACCTTGGACTCCACAGTACGCATACGGTACTTTGGTGTTCTTAAATCCTTAGCAATAGGATTTCTAGGTCTCATAGGTTTATTATACACTTTATTCTCTTACAAAGCAAATTTCTTTAAAACGCTTGCAGCATCTTGATATTCCATCATCAAAGACATTTTACCTTCGATGAGTAGATCGCTGGCTTGCAAACGTAACTCTTCAGCATATGCATCAAGCAATTCTTGTGCATACAATTTATCATCTTCATCAACTTGGGCATCCCACTCAGCTAGAACTTCTGGTGTTGCATTAAGCAAGAAGTTCAGATTATCGCGATCCCAGTCGTTAGTAATCAATCCTTTAATCATATTAAACTCCAAAGTTGTTTGGCAACCAAATGCCATCATTACTAATGTAACCACCAGTTGAACTGTGTTTCTCATCGGAATCATAGGTTAATCCCAAGACTTTCATCATCTTGTGTTTAACACGTAAATTCGGTTGACGGAAACGATCAGTTGGAGTAAACCCCATCATTGTTGCAACTTCAACTACAGCACCGCTACGACAAATTCCAGCATGACAATGAACAACTACATGCATACATTCTTCTTTTGCACGGAGCAACAGATTCACAATTTCAAGAGCCTGTTCATCAGAGATCTTTGCCTCATCTGGAAACCCATCTTCGTCCTCAACATCAAGAAATTCGAACTCGTAAACCTCTTTGAAGGGATACTTGATTTTACCGAATTCTGTGGCTGGATCTTGAATACGAATAAGCATTGCATTTGGACCAGCATCGAAGTGGTGTCCATTGAACACATCACTCTTGCTTACATTTTCGATAAATCTTTGGCTCATGCCAGTTCCTTAAAAATACTTGTCCACATTTTCAACTTATTCAGCTTCTCGGCTTTTGCAACCATTACCGCTGACTCACTAACCATACCTGAATCAATCAGCAGGTCAATCATACACATCAAGTCACCGATTTCTTCTTCTAGGTGTTCACGATTGGTTTCACCTTTGTGGGTGTCTTCCATACCGAACCTAAAAACTTTACTGATGGCTTGCGTAACTTCAGCACATTCTTCTTGAGTGATCAAAAGGATCTCTCGGTTTTGTTCATTAATCTGTTTCATCTTTGAAAACTTATCCATTTGTTACCTCAATCCATCTTTCTTCAACAACTTCGTTCACCCAACTCACTGGGACTTCTAGGTAGTTGGCAATTTCGTCACACGACCACTTAGTCGTATCCAGATAATAGTTTATCTGTTCCCAAAGATCTTTCATTGCACCCATATCAACCTTTCATCAAACCTCTCATGGGTTATTATACCCATATAACGAGAAGAAGTCAACTAACTTTTTATCATTTATACAATAATTATACCCCAAGATGCAATTAAAGTAAAGCGAAATGTTGAAAACCCCTCAAAACTTGAGGGGAATCGTAAGATGTTAATACTAAAGGGTTATTTAGACGGAAATAGGTGGTCTAAGAAGGTAACCTGAAACATACGATCAACTTTACGCCCAAGAGAAGGGTGTAGGGTCAAAAGCATCTGAAAGATAATTATCACTGCCACTGTGGAAATAATCCAAATCGCAGAAAGAATAGGGACTGCTAGAAATGCAAGGAACCAAGCAAGGATTTGACAAAGTTTCAGTAGAATTTTATATAATGATCTCATGACGAACAATCAAAAAGGTTTAGACAAAGTTATATAGCATTTCCGCAGATTGGACTATGAAACGAAACGCTTGTTCATCATTCGCTAAATCTTGAGCAGCATTTACTTGAGCGATTTGTTGCACAAGAAATTGATACTCTTCAGTGCTTAATTCTTGACGTTCGTATTGGTCGCGAATAACTAATAGCTGATTCGCTAAATTTGCAGCTGGACCACCAAGACCTGCTGCTTCTCTTAATTGTTCTAACATTATCTTCCCTTCCAAGCATCAGCAACAACATCGATGCGAGTCTTGTTAATTTTTAAAATTGATTCACAAAACAACTTACTATTTGACGATTTTGCTTTTCCAATAGCTTCTTCTAGTTGAGCAATTGATTTCGCCTGAGGATCTTTTCTCAGTTCAGTATAAACTTTAAGATGATGCAGTTTCTCTTCTGCATCAGCCCAGTTCTTATCGTCACAATTTAATTTATCAACTGCAATTTTTGTAGACACCAGGTTATTAAACATAACAGGGTCATGGTCAATAGGAAGAATAGACGATAAGACTGAACATCCACATAACATTACAGCTGGAATTAAATATGCGATTTTCATATTAATCGTCAGTCGCAGCAGCGCCACACTTAGCACGTTTTGCTTTAGTCAACGCACCAAAGTCAACTGGCCACTCAGCACCTGGAGCCAATTCTTTAGCATTAGCTGGGAACGCAAACTTAACCCCACCTGCTTGTTCAATCTGAGCGATTGGTAAACGGAACTTAGTTAAGTCATTACCTA